TCCTCGACAAGCTTGGCACGGCCGAGATCCCTGATGGCGCTTTCTAGCTCACGTATGCGATCAGTGACCCGGCGCAAGTTATCTCGGTACTCATCCAAGGTCTTGCGCTCGCGCCTCAACTGCATTTCGATGTTGCGCAACTGCATTCCCAGCGTGCGCAACTCGATCTGCAGCAACCGGATCTGGCGACGGATCGCTTCGATGTCACCCTGAACGCTTTCGAGACTATCGAACGCATCGATAATTGCGTCCACGCCGTTCTCGACGTCTTCGACCAGCGACGGCGAGTGGCGAGCGAACGGGTTGATCCACTGCAGCGCTTCGTAAATAGCTTGCCCGAGAGATAACGCAAACGACGCTGCTTCGTACAGCACGTCGCGCAGCACGCCAACGAAGCCGTAAAGGCCAGCTACGACGACCTGCACGGCTCCATTGACCTTCGCCGCCCATTCGAAAAACATGACGTCGCTAGACAAGAACTGACCGATTTCCACCAGTGCATCACGGAACGCTTGGAACAGTGGCTGAAAGCCTTGGGCGAGGAAGAACTGGATACCTTCTTGGACGGCCTGTATCGCCCCTGTCCACGTCCGCATAATGGTGTCACTCATGTCGCCCAGGCGGTTTTCTGACCAGGCGACCAGGCCCTCGATGAACGTCTGGGCATCGACCTGGCGCTTTTCCACCATTTCCATGGCCTGCGCCACGGAGACACCCAAGGTATCGGCCAAGATTTGCCACGCCGGTATACCGGCGTTGGTCAACTGCCGCATCTCTTCGCCGACCACTTTGGTGCGTTGTGCCATCTGGAACAGCGCCAGGGACACACGCTCGAAGACATCCGCAGAACCACCGAAAGCGGCGGTCGTGTTAACGATCGCTGTCAGGATGCGCGGCAGCGCCTCAGCCGGTGCACCAGCAGCAGCGAGATAATTCAGGGCTTTCGCAAGGTCCTGAATGCCGTACGGAGACTTGGCTGCGAGGCTGACCAGGAAGGACAAGACCTGGTTCGCCTTTTCAACCGATCCGTACAGCGTCGTCAGGCGGATCTGCAAGAGTTCCAGGCTCGCGTTGAGGTCGAAGACCGATTCGCGCCACGTCGCGAAGGCTGTACCGGCGGCTTGCAACGCCTTCAAGGCGACACCGAACTCCAAGGTAATGAGCATGACGCGACCAATGCGCGTGCTCATCGTGCTGAAGATACCGCCCAGGTCGACCATTTCTTCGGCGACGGTTGCCGCAGCCTTCTGCACTTGTTGTAGCGAACTGCTCAGCGACTGAATCTGCGGCGCAGCGGTGCGCGCCGCCGAACCGGCGCGCTGCGTCGCCTGGCCAAAAGACTCCATAGCCTGGGCACTACGCTGAGCGCTGGCCGCCACGCGGCTCGTTGCCTCCATACCGGACATGAAGCTCTTGATTGCTTCCTGTGTCCGACTCAGCGCTTGCTCGACACCCTGCGCTTGCGCCTGGATCAGCACCTTGAGCGTTGCCAGTGTGTTCGCCACCGGTGCCTGTGTCCTTTCTCGAATGATCGAAGCGAGTGGCGGGGGAACTTTTCAGGTGTCCCGATTGGGACACCTGAAAAACCTGCGTTTCTCTGCCTTCAGCGGTCGAAGTAGGCAGCGAGCGCCCCCATGGCCGCCTTGATCTTGTGCGCCAGTTCTTCTTCGTCTGGATCAGTGGTATCCCACCGCGGCCAGAAATCTTTCAGCCGATAAGGCCGCCTACCCTTCGGTCGGTAGATGTTGGCCAGCATCGTCGCCAGCAGGACAGCACGCCAGTCGTCCCGATCGCGTCCGATCGGGTCGATCCGGTCGTAGGCCATCCACTCAGCGAATTCACGCGCCGAAATCTCGCGCTGGGCACGAGATACCGACATACCCAGCGCCAGCGCCAGCTTGAACCAGAAGCGTCTTTCAGGACGCCTCTTCAGTGCTTTTCGTCAGCTCCTCGACCGACTCGGCTGTCATTCCATTCAACCGCAACGCTGCCTCGAACACGCGTTGCAGCGCGCGCGCTGACTTTTTGCCAAGTTCGGCGATCTCGTTGTCACTGAACATGCGTTCCTTCGTGACAGGGTCGACAATCGAGCGCGCGACGAGCTTGGCGCGGAAGTTCCGCAAGTTCAGTTCTCGATTGTTTCCGCGCGTGACCATGACCGATTCTTCGAAGGCGTCCCGTTCCGCTCCAGTCATTCCGCGGATTAGGACTTTGCCTCCCCACTCGGGAACATCGACGACCTCTTCCGGAAGGTCGGCAGCAGCCAGGATCTGCTCCTTGGTCAGGAAGACGACCTGCGTGCCGTTCGGCTCCATGAACAACCTCCCATGCATCGGCTTGCACGACGGTCTTCGCATCCGGGTGACCCTTCCCCCAGGGAAGGTGGGGGGTGTTGGGCCTTCCCTGGGGATCGGTCATCCCGTCAAGAACTATTTTACGGTGTGGCGTTAAAGTCCGGTCGGCCAGTGACGGCGATCGTGATCGACGCGCGCATGGCGTCGTCGAGCGCACTGTTCACTTCGTAGCTCGTCACATAACCCCGCAGCTGCCAGGCTGTGACGCCGTCAGCCAAGACGAGCTTGAAGTTGCGGAGCTGACCGGTGTCGACCAGCTGGCGCAACAGGGCATGCGTCGGCTCAGCAGGATCCAGGATGATGTCGAAGCTGATTTCACCGGCCGACTTCGTCGTAGCGACGACGTCCGTCCAGCCCTGCGAGTCGCGGTTGGTGACGTCCGCCGTGTTCACTGTGATCGTCGGGCCGGAAATGTCCGTCACCCGCGCGATCGTCGTGAACGTCTCCGGCGACCCACCGTCACCGACCTTGATGACCGTATGCATACCAGGGTAGATAACCGCCATCGTGGCTCCTCCTTTCTCAGTCTCTCACCATTCACCTAGCGTCGCTGAATGCGTAGGACAGCAAACTCCAATCCGTTCGCCCCGTTCACGTGGATGTAGCCGTCCGGGTTCGCCCAACCGACCAGGTCGAAGAGCTGCGTGACGACGATCCCGTTCGCCGGCACGCTGTGCGTCAGGTGACCGACGCGGCCATATGGGCTGTCCGGAACCGACAGTACCGTGAAGCTCGCAGCCGACGCACCGGTGTTGCGAACCAGCAGGATCTCCTGGCCAGTAGCCAAGAACTGGTTGTTGTTGGTCGTGTCGGCAGGCGTGAAGGTAATGGGTTGTGCTGTCGTCGACCAAGGACCCGGCAGCACGATCGGCGTCAGCGTCGTTCGCGCCATCGTTCAGTCCTCCTTTCTTCGCTTTTGACTAGGGAATTTGACTAGGGAAACTGTTCAGCTTGTCGGCGGTCGCCAGTCGTTCACCTGGCGTGCGGCGCGGTGCCAAGCGACATGTTGCTCGATCGCCTCTCGGCTCAACGTGCTGTATGGACACAACGTGCACTGGTAGTTGGTATAGTTCGCCCAGGCGGTCTCGCTATAGCCCGGATCCTGCGACCCAGGTTCGGTCACAGTAGAAGCCTCAGACTCTGTACTGAGTTGCTCAGGTCGCTCTTCGGCGCTAGCCGTGATGTCTTCGGGCAGAGCCTCGTTGTTCCGTGTCCGGGTAAGCTTCATACACGGCACTCCTTTCCCAGCAGGCTAGACGCGGATCGGTACGCGGATCGTCACGACGACACGCGCTTCGACGACCGGACCAACATCGCGGCTGACGAACGCGAATCCAGCGCTCGTGACGGCTGCGACAGCGGAACCTTCTCCGATCTCTGTCCACGTCGCCAGCCGCTCGATTACCGCGTCCACGACGTTCTGCGCTGACCGCCAGGCAGCTTCGCTGGTCTTCTGGTCGACCGGTATTCCGAGCCACACCTCCCAACGCCATTCGGCGGTCGACAGGCCACGCGCGACGCGGTCGATGCGGACTTCCAGCGGCCGCAGCGCGACCGCTGGCCACTCGCGTGCGATCTCCAGCGTCGGGTACTCGTAGACAGCCTTGATCTCGGGAACTGTCCGCAAGACGTTGGCGAGCGCACGCCGAATTGCCGCGATCTCCATGACCTACTCCGTCAGTTCTTCGACGATCTGCTCCAAGATGAGTGACCCATACGACGCACTTGCCCACTCCTGCTGCACATCCTCGATCGCCTGTGACATGAACTGCGTCGCCGGTGTTCCTTCGCTTTGGATCTTCTTCACCACTGCCATCACGAACGGGTACAGCTCGCGCTCCGGTAGATGCGTTTTCAGTGCCGCCCAGGCAGCGATCGGGGCGGTCGGTGGACGATGCGGCCGCCCGCCCATTTCGACCGGTGCCGCGTATTCCCACATCGGTCCGCGCACGATATCCGAGCCCGTCGCGATGACGGCATACGCTGGTTCCTGAGGCGAACCCTCAGGTTCGGTATGGATCGACGCAGCCAGCGCACCGGACGCGACGTGATTCTCCTGCGCCAGCCTGTTAGCAGCACGCTGGGCGATCGCCTCGGCCGTCAGGCGCGTCCACTCTCGCAAAACCTGATAGATCCGCGGGCCGCGCGTCACACCGATCATCGGTGCGTCCGTCGGGCGGATCTCGTAGCGAACCTTGAAGACCAGCACCGCACCACCCCTCACGCAGCCGTCGCTGTCGCCACTGTCCGGTACGGCTGCAACAACGCCTGCACCTGTGGCGGAACACCGACGTTGCGGTTCAGGACGAAGCCTGTCGCACCGACCTGGACGGAATACGCTGCTGGTCCGGTCTCCCAAAGTGCCTGGCACCAGAGCAGTACCGCCTGGCGGATCGCCTCCCCGCCCGGCCGGTATTGCACGGCAACGAGCTGGTCGCTGGCGTCACGCACCTGCGTCGCCCAGCCAGCGCGGTAGCGAACCCAAACGGTCGCTGTACCGGGCAACCACGGTACAGTTGCTGAATGGCCTATCCCACCCGGTAGTCGGCGCAGCCGGTTCAGGTGGTGATAGACGGCGTAATCGACACCTTCCACCAGCGCCCTGGAGCCTTCGCGCACTTCCAGCACAGCGACAATGGGTCGGTGGCGGAGCAACAGCCACTGGCTACCACCATCCGCGTATTCGCTGTATTCACGCTCAATCACCCCGGACAGTAGCTGCTCGACCGCGTCCGATACCGCGTTCAGGATCGCACACAGGACGTCCTGCTCTTCTTCGCTGTGTCCGGGGCTCAGCGGTGCAGTAGCCGTGTCTTTCCACACCGCGCGCTGGACTTCCAGCTCAGTCGCCAAGGCCGAACGAGAAGGCGTCACCAGGCGTGCCATTCACGTCACCCCCGCCGTCGCCGTGGACGCTCGCCCTGGACAGGTTCGGGATCGCCCTGCGACCCGTCCTGTTCACCCGACGCATGGGTGCGCCCCTGCCGCAGCCGCTCGTACAAGCGCATGGCCCAATAGGGGTCTTCGATCTCGTACTCGCCCGGCTCCCACACCAGCCCGTCGATGGTAATGGTCTCTGTCACGACGAGCCGCATGTCACACGCTCCAGTACAGAACCAACAGCTGGTTTCCCGTCGTCGCTGTCGCGATCTGGATCGATCCGTCACCGATCGTCGTCTGGCTCGCGCGATCGGCTACGATCGCACTGCCGGACGTTGCCGTCGGCGGCTGCAGCTCGAGCACGGCAACCAAGACGTCTCCTCGCTTGATCCCCGGCACGCTGATGGGGGTGTTGGCCGCCGCGCCAGCGGCAACGGCGGCCTTCAGCTCCACACCGCGTCCGAGGAATTGGGCTGCGAGCCTGCGCAAGCTCATCTCCTGCCCTCCTCACTCGGATTACAAGTTCACGTTGTACGCCAACACGCCAAATTCCGGATCGGCGATCTTGACGTCACAGCGCAGCGTGACGACGAAGCTCGTCACACCCTCGCGCGGGTCGCGGTAGCGCTCGACGCGGATCCGGCGCTGGAAACCAGCGATCAGGTTCTGTGGATCGACCAGCAGCACGAACTTGCCGTAGTCGACGCTCGCACTGTTGATCGTGTCCGTGCCGCTCATCAAGGGGACAGCACGCACGGGAATCCCAGCGAAGCCGAGGTCAGCCGTCATGTTCTGGATGATCGCGTCGTCACCCAGCCGCGTGCCGCGCGCTCGCAGTTCGCGGACATAGCCGTCATGGTGCCGGACGGGCACGTAGAAGCGCAGCTGCGACACGTTCGTCCGGTAGCGCGGCGGCAGTGCCGACAGCATGGCATGGAAGAGATCGTCGTAGCGGGTGATGCCCGAGGCATCGATCTTCTGCGCTGCCGGCAAGCCGACCTGCAATTGCTTGATGATCCCGTCGAGCGAGTCGAGATATTGGTCTTCCGATGCGGTTCGCGCCGTGTCACCCTTGATAAACAGTTCCTCGACGTCGCGGCCGACCGCTTCGGCCAACATGGCCATGATCGTGTCGGCGAGCCGTTCCTTCTCGACGTTGTCCTCGAGCACCTCGTCCGTCAGCGGCACTTCACCCTTGAGGAGGACAGTCTGCAGCGTGACCAGGCCGGTCTGCGGCTTGACGCGGTCAGCGTCAGCCAGCCGCTGCCCCTCAGTGCCGCGGCGCAGCACGCGCGTGTTCAGCGAGATGCGCGGAACCTCGAACAGCGGCGCGTCCGAGTCCTCATAGCGCATCTCCTTCGTGATGACACCAGACTCCATCGCCACCCGCAGGAACTCGCGCACCTGCTGTGGCGACAATCGACCGCCTGACGCAAGGTCAGCAGTCGTGAACGTCGCCTTCTCCAACCATTCTCGTGCAGTCTTCGGCATCGATGATTCCTCCTTTCTCAGTAGTTCAGCGATTGCACCGTTATTGACTTGTCCAGGCTGGGACACCTGCGCCGCACGATCGTGTTGTCAGGAACCGAACAGGACGTCAGCGAACAGCCCTTCGCCCCACCGGCGCACTTGCGGCTGTCGCACGCGCGCCTCCGGCTCAGGCTGGCGACTGGCGACCTGTGTTGGCTGGGACTTGGCGACAGCACCCTTCTCGAGCAGCGCGCGGATCGCCTTCAGTTCTTCGAGGATCGCGTTCCAGATATCCGGATTCGGGTAATAGGGTGCCGGATACCCGTACCCTTCCTGGCCTTCTGCAGACGCCTTCTGCTCGTCGGCTTCCGCTGCGACTGCGACAGGCTCACCCACCTGTTCAGCAGCGTTTTCTGTTTCGGTGGCCTGCGAAGGCACTTCCTCCACCGGGGCCTCGGCAGTTGCAGCGCCGAACGGCTGCTTCAGGCCATAGAGTGCCGCCAACCGGTTCAGCGCAGACAGCGCTTCATCCGACAAAGGCAACCCACCGCGGCCTTGGGCATCGTTGGCCAAAGCCTCCAGGACTTCCGCCACGCGTTCCTCGAGTTCCTTGGCGATCGCCACGTTCTCGTCCTCTTCCTCGCTCTTCATGATCAGCCAGCGCCGACCAGTGGCCGGACGATCCACAGCATCGACCCGATCCACCTCGATGTCCTCCAACTCGTAAATCTCCTTTTGTTCTCGTTCCACAGTTACACCTCCTCTCGTCGCTTGCGACGATGCGCCCAGCCCTGGATCGACAGACCGACTTTTTCACCTCGCTTGATCCGCTCCCAGGCCTGCGGGGTCCAGACGATCCCGAGCAACCAGTCTCCCGGCTCGACCACTTCACCATTCACTTCCCAGCGTGGGCCGCGGTAGATGTACGACTCGACAACCGTGCCTGCACCTTCCGTGCCTGGTGCATGGTCGAGACCGACGCGACGGCTCTTGCGCATGTAATTCCAGGCCGCTTCCTCGAGCTGTTCGGGATCGGTGATGACGTCTCCCCACGAGTCAACCTCGCGGAGCGGATACGCGACAGCGAGCGTGTAGCGCTTCTCCGGATCGCGGCGCACGATCCGCAGGATCTGCGCGACGTCGATCAGTTCGTGTCCGGCGCGCAGGTCTCGCGGATCCTTGGGCCACACGAGATACCGTTGCCCCTTCTGACGTAATTCGCGGACGACTTCGTCTCGGTCATGCGTCACGGCATAGGGTTTCTGTTCGGCAGGGCGTGTGAACAGCCACTCGCGGCGCCCCTCCCCCAGTGGTGCGTACTGCCACAGGAAACGCCCTTTGAGTACCTTACCCTCGAGAAAGACCTCAACAGCATGGACGCGCGCGAAACCCAGTCGATACGTTCCGCGATCGATTGCCCAAAATGCCGCCCAGGTGCGGCTCGTCGATCCGACACCGCGCGGCTGCACGACGAGCGGCTTCTCGATACCGACCTGTAACCAGCTTAGCGGACCGAACAGTTTCGGCGCCGACTGGATCGCGAGATCAGGATCGTCCATCAATTGGAATGGGCGCAAGCGTTCGCGATTTTCTTCCATCGACCCGCCGAACAGCGTGATACCCCACCAACCTCCGAAGCGATCGGTGGCCAG